GCTCGCCAGCACCGCAGGCCAGAGGGGCCCGTCACAGTACCTTGCGGCGCTGTGCGTGGCCGTGGAGGCGTCTGCGCAGCGCTGTGGCGCGCTCTGTGCGCGTCTGGCGGTGTGGGCCGGGCTCGGTGTCTGGTGCGGCTGTGGACGCGCTGTGCGGCGTTCTGGTGGGCTCTGGCTTAGAGGCCGAGTGCTCGCTTCATGTGGTGCTCGAGGCGCTTGCTGGTCTCGGTGTTGAGCCGGAGCATGATGGCCTCGTTGGTGCGGTCGCTGGTTATCATCTGCGGCACCGAGATTGTGGTCAGCTTATTGATGTCGGTGCGGGTCTTGCTCATTCGCTGGAATGGGATCCAGCTCGTGCCGCCGCTCTTGGTGTTGCCTGTCCCCATGAGAATATTGTGCGATCGCTGCGAGAACGGGCCGCCCGGGGTTCTTGTGTTCAAATAGCGGCCAACTACCTTCTTCTGCCCCTTGAGCACCTGCGCCTTCAGCGTGTAGCTCTTGCCACGGGGCGGGGCCTTCGGCGTCATGCCGAAGTGCACAGGGGTCAGGAGCCTGCCCTTGTAGGTGATGGCGAGCTCCTCGATGGTCTCGCCGGTGATCTGGATGCTGCCGGCCATCTTCTTCGGCTTGCCGCTGCCCGATGGCGTGATCTCCGACTTCTTGATGTTGTAGACGGCCGTGACCTCCTGAGCGATCCAGCCCGGAGCTCTGGCCTTGACGTCCTTGATGGTGTTGCTGATGGCCTTCTTGCCGCCGTTCTCGATTGCCTCGAGGTCAGCGACGAGCTGGTGCAGGTTGCTGAGCTGCGCCGAGATGCTGTTCTGCGGCATGGCCGTCGCCTCCTTCCTATACGCAAAAAGAGACCGGCGGGCGTTGGTTCGCCCGTCGGCCTCTTGCCGTCGGTTGTTATTTGGTTTTCCTCTGGTCAGCCGCTCGGAATTGTCACGGCGTTGCCCGTGTGTCCGGCGGTCTTTTGCAGGATATAGAATAGCACGGGTCGCTACTGCTTTTCAATTCCTTTTACTTCCCTTTTGTTCCTTTTACTGCGTTTTACTGCCGCAGCTCAGGCAGGGGCTCCAGCTCGTCCAGCACGGCGGCGAGGTTGAGCAGGGCGCGGCCGTGGATCTTGTATGTCCTGTTCTGGTAGGCGTCCACTCTGTCGACGTAGTCCCGCCGATCACCGAACAGGACGCCGCAGGTGCTCTCCCAGTCAGCCCGGTCGAAGTAGCGCAGCCGGATGACGGCGCGCTCGTCGGGGTCGGAGAGCTGGAGGATCAGGCCCTCGATGGCGTTGCGCTCCTGCTTCTCCTCAGCCTTGAGCCGGTCGATCTGTTCCTCGAGCTCCATTTTCCGCTCCACCATCATGCCAGTGCGGTCGGATGGTGTGCCGGATCCGCGGGGCATACCTGTCAGATCAGGGCCGGGCGGTGAGGCCATCGTCATCTCCATGCGGTCGAGACGCTCGAGCTGGTTGTCGATGTCCCGCAGCATGGCGGTGTAGGCCGCGAGCCTGTCCTTGATCCGTTGTGTGATCGGCTTCTCACTCATTATGTCAGGGCGTCACTCCTGCTCGCCTCCTTCCTCGTCAAGCTCGAAGATCGCGGCGATCTCCTCGCGCGGTAGCTCTCGACCTTGACGGACGCAGCGCACGTTATTGTCTCCAGTGGTTTTGATGTAGCGCCGCACGATCACGTCGCACCATTTCGGTTCGAGCTCGATCATGGCGCAGGTTCGCCCGGTGTTCTCGCAGGCTATGAGCGTCGAGCCTGAGCCGCCGAAGAAGTCGACCACGAGCTCGCCCGGCCGGCTGCTGCTCAGAATGGCCCGCTCGCACAGCGCGATCGGCTTTGGTGTTGCGTGGCCGCCTGCATCGTCTCTTTCCGCTGTATTTGTAATCGGGAAACGCCACACATCGGTCATTATGTCGTGCTCGTCGCTGTCGTTGTGGGTGTTGTCGAAGAAGGCGCGCAGCTCCATCGCTTCTGCCTTCATGTTCTGGTATGCCTCAGACGGCTTATTGCGCAGCTTCATCACTTGATCGTGTGGCAGGCTGAAGGCTCGGCCCTTAAATGCCTGCTGGAGCTTTTTGTAGTGCCACTCCGGTATTGGCGTGAACTGCGATTTGCTAAACCAGTGCCCCCACATTTGAACGCCTGTGATCTCCGTGAGTTGCTTGGCCTTGAGACCGACCTTCTGAGCCTCTCCGATCATATAATTGAGGATCGCCTCGTATGCGTCATTGAAATGGTCTTTGTTATTGTTGAAGCCTTCGACGCCGCACATAACAAAGAGGCATTTCTCGGTTTCCCGCGGGTAGCTCCGCATGAGCTCACTGTTGACGCCGAAGGCTGAGTGCTTCGCCCATGTGATGTAGTTTCTGAATGTGATCTGGTTCGCTGCGATCATCGGCCGAAGGATAAAGGCGTAAATATCCATGAGCGGCTCGTCGATGCCCCAGCAGTACCAGCTCCCGTTTTCCTTCAGGATCGAGAAGCTGAGCGCGATCCACTTCTTGTTGAACTCGAGGAGATCGTTCTGGTTCTGGTTGTCGTTCTGGACGCCATCGCTTTCTTTGCCCATGCCGTATGGCGGGTCAGTGAACACGAGGTCGGCGCGTTGCCCGTCGGTTGCCTTCTGAACGTCAGCTATCTTCAGACTGTCGCCGCAGTAAAGCCGATGGTTACCCAGTAGCCAGAGATCGCCGGGTTCGGTAAACGGTTCCTCTGGCGGCATTTCGGGTTCGGTGTCTCCGTCCTCTTGTTCTGCCTTGTCATCGTGCAGTGCCTCAGATAGAGCGGTGACGAGATCACCATACTCGTCCTCGGTGTAGCCGCTGAGCATGAACGGGATCTCGCCGGTGTCGATGTCGGCGAAAACCTCGGCGAGCATCTTGTTGTCGGTGGTGGCGAGCTCCGCGATGCGGTTGTCGGCCGTCAGGTCGGCCAGCTCCTCGGCCTCGCTTGCGTAGTCCTGATAGTCGACCGGGGCGTCGGTCAGATCGTCAAGCTGCGCGGCCATGAGGCGGCCGTGGCCCTTGGTGACGAGCCCGCTACGCTTGCTGACGGTGATCGGGGCACGCCAGCCGGTTGCCCGGATGATAGAGGCGAGGAGCTTGATCTGCTCCGGCGGGTGCTGGTTCGGGTTCTTCGGGTTTGGCCGCAGATCCTTCAGCGGGACGATGGCGTCATGTGCGCAGAACACAGGGACGCCGCCGGCGTATGCCTTCGGCTCCGCTGTGGTGATGTACTCGGCCAGCTCCGGGCCGCCTTGCGGCTGAGGTTTATCCTTTGCCATTTGGGCCATCCTCCTTTCGGCTTTCTATGAGTCTTTTCATCATGAGCTCATTCAGCTCGAGAAAACACAGGTCAATCGGGTCATAGCTGCGGCAGATCTCTCCGTTAATGGTCAGATCTCCCGCCACGCTGCACCCCATAACGTGCCTGTTGATATACGCCGTGATGCCGATGTCGCCGGTGTAAAAGGTTTTGAGCTCTTTCAATATTTCGGCCGCTTCGGTTTTTGCCTTCTCGAGCAGCTTCGTCGCTTCGCTCCTCCTGCACAGAAAATAGCCGGCGGCGGTTTTGCTTTTTGCTACGGTTGCTGTCATCGAGCTGTGCCCCCTCTCTTGAATTGCCCGGCCTGCGGGCAGGTGGCCCAGTGGGGCCGGTATCCGGCGTCTGTGGCCTCATCTCCGGGCACGATCTCGCAGCTCACGACCTCGCCCCGGGTGGTGACGATCTTGTCCTTCCCGCCGGGCGCTGCCTTATAGTAGACCGGCGCCGGATCGCACGGCATGGCCTTCCCGGCCGGTGTCTTGATCCAGACGATCGGAGCGCCGCAGCCCCGGCAGGTTGCTTTATTCATGGCCGTCACCTCCTGCTGAGAATTGCTTCTCGATCCACTTGTGGAGGCTGGAGTCCTGCCAGTTGTTTCGGCCGTCAAGACGGTTTTTCAGCCGTTCCAGCTTTGCCTCCTCGGCCTCCTCAGTAGAGCGGTGGAAGATGATGCGGAGCTGGTCGAGCATGATCTGGACGTCTGCCATCTCCTCGACCGCGTTCTCGAGCGCGGCCGCGGCTTCTGCTGCACAGCTCGCGCGCTTCACCTTGCAGATGGCCTTTGTCAGCTCGGCCATTTCCTCGACGGCCATGTCCATTTGTGCCGGTTCCCCGTAGAGCCTGATTGCGTGCTCCAGCAGGGCCCGGCGTGCTTCTGCGTCCATCATTTGCGGGCTCCTTTCAGCAGCTCGCAGCAGAGCACGACCACGAGGCAGATCAGCAGGATCCCGACGGCGATGACGGCCGGGATCCAGAGCGGGGCCAGTACCCACAGCCAGCTCCAGTTGATGATGCCGGTGAGCTTCAGGACGATGAAGGCGACAGCGATAAGGCCGCAGAAGCCGATCCCGCCAGCCGTCGTGTTGTTTCTTTCGTTGTTCATGTATTACCTCCTGTATTATTTGCCGAGCCCCTTGAGGGCGCAGGCGGTGCAAACAGTCCTCGCTTTCGGTTCCTGCTCGAGGATCCTGCGGACTGTGTCCGTCTGCCAGCACTCAGCGCCGCAGGCAGGGCAGGTAGTAAGCTGCCAGTCGTCCGTCGGTGGATCCGGGATGTTATCGCGCAGAGGCATGGCGATTGCGTCACCAATGCTCAGCACCGCAGGTAAGTACGGCGTGACAATCGGCTCGGGCTCTCCGGGGATCAGTTTCTCGAGGAGCTCGTTGTACTTCTTGAATATGGCCTCCGACGCTGTGCTCCAGCTCTCGCCGTGCTCCGTGTCCTCCGGGGTGGCGACGTGGGCCAGCTCGTGCGCCAGCAGCTCAGGGGCGGCGCTGATGGGGGCCTCGGCCGAGATGCAGACGATCGGCGTGCTGCCGTCGTCGGGAAAGATGGTCAGGCCGTAGGCGGTGCCGTTGGCCTCGTCCCGCAGGTCGGGGACGTACTGCGCGACGTACTCGACGCCGGGGTAGAGCTCAGAGAAGGCCCGGGCCACGATGGCTGTCAGGTCGTTGATGAACGGCGAGGCCATCGGGCCGATCTTCTCGTACTGCTTCAGGGCCGTGTAGGTCTCGCGCAGCATGGCCCGCACTTCGTCCTTCTTGATGCCGTTGATGGTGGGCCCGTTCAGGATCAGGTCGAGCATCCTGTCGCTCCAGTCCTGCATCAGGTGGGTCTCCGGCATACCGCAGCCGAAGGGCACGACGTCGACCTTCTCACGGGTGAGGGTTTCGTATTCTTTCACGGTGCTGCTCCTTTCAGAAAAGCCGAGCGGGCCGGAGCCCGCCCGGCGCTCCATTTACTGCATGACGACGACCTTGCCGGCGTCGATCAGATCGCCCATATTCTTCAGGAAGTAGTCGGCGATGTTCTTCTTGGCCTCGAGCTTCCAGATGCCTCCGTCAGCCTCGAAGAAGCCGATCCCCTCGTCGGGATCCACGCGCAGCAGGAACTCGCTCTCGGGCTGCTCCACCTCGAGGAAGGTGCGGAACGGCCGCAGCATGACGCGAGGCTTGATCTCGACCATAGCGTTGAGGGCCACGCCCTGACGGGCTTCGACGGTCTGCGTGACGCCGTTGTCGTTGGTGCTGACGCTGTTCTCGTTGGTCATGCGGCCCAGCAGGTCGAGCAGGTAGGCCGTGCCCTCGTTGGGGATGCAGAGACTCCGCAACTCGATCAGAGCCACCTCGCGTCCTCTGAAGCCAGTGCGCAGGCCCGGGGCGTCTGCCTTGGCGCGGTAGAGCGTGTTGCGGGAGAAGTCGCTCAGGTAGGTGGTCATCACCTCGACGGTGTCGTTGCTCTTGACCTGCACCATGATGGTCGTGCCGACCTTCTCGAGCTCGGTGCGGATCAGCTTGCAGATGCTATCGAGTCCGCTGACGCTGATGCAGTCAGGACGGTCGACGTGCGGCGGGATGCGGGTGAGTGATGCGTCGGCGTAGGTCTGGCCGTTAATCTCGAAGATCTTGGTCTCCTTCAGGCTGACGATTTTGTCGATCATTTTTGCGAGCATTGTATTGTCCTCCTTGTTCTGTGTTGTGGGTGTTTATCCGTGCTGGACGAGCTTCAGGAGCTTCGGGGCCTCCTGCTGCGTGCCGTCCATGTTCATTTGGCCGGGCACCTGCGGCACCATCTCGGCAACGACGAGCTCGCCGTTGCCGTCAGAGGTGACATAGAGAGCCGTGGCGACGGGGTTGGTGGCTGCGAGCGTAGACTTGGCCGTCACGGAGACGCCGATGGTGCGGCGCTCGTCGTCCGGGGTCAGCTCGATGGTGAGGGTGATCTTGCGCTTGGCCGTGGCCTTCGTGTTGGGGTCGAGGATGTTCTGGATCACCTTGTCCATCTCATAGTCGACGCGCTCCTCGAAGGCGCCGCGGGCCATCGACATGATGCTGTCGCGCTGGTTCTGTTCGTTCATGGGGTTTCTCCTTTCTTTCCGCTGCCGGCCGTGCCATACTTCTCGAGCGTGTCCTTCATCGCTCCGGCGATGCACTCGGCCATGATGGTCGCGGTCTTGGTTTCGCTGTTCTTGGCAGCCTGTTCAATGGCTGCGCGGATCTCGTCGGGCGCATAGCCCGTGTTCTCATAGGCGGCGAGCTTCTGGACGAGCACCTCCTTGGTGGCTGCGCTCCAGTAGCCCGTCTTGATGCCGTTGACTCTCTCGTGGGTCAGACGTTCCATGCTGGCCCTCCTCTCAGGTGGCCGATCCGAGCGTCATCTGCTCGGCCTCGGTCGGGTTGTCTGCGTAGGCTGCGGCCGTCTGGCCCGTGGGGCCTGAAGGCTCCGCTCTGGCCCACACGGCCTCGGTGGCGTCCGAGCGGGTGGCCTTACGGCGGCCGACCGTCGTGAGGATCCCGATCTCCTTCAGCTCTGTGAGCCGCGGGGCGACGTAGTTGCGGTTGAAGTACGGGATCCGGCCGGCTGCGACGAGCTCCTCAGTGATCTCGCTGGCCGTGAGCTCACGGTTGCCGAGGGTCTCGAGGATCAGGCGGCAGCGGGCGGCCCGCTTGGGGAGTACGGCGTCATAGCTGCGGCGCCGGGTCTCTTTGGTTGTCTGGTTCATGTGTTTCCTCCTTTCCGGCCAGCTCGACGCTGTCGACTGGCGCGTCCTTGACTTCAGGCGTCGGCGCTTCGTTGCCCCACACGTCCCATCCCGGGGCGGCTTCTCGGGCAAAAAG